CTTGGTAACCAAAAGTCTTCTAACATTGACATGTAGTTTCTGTCATCTCTGATTTCACCAGTAGAAGCGTCATAGACAAGTTTGTTTCTATATCTTGCCATAACATCTCGTAAGTATTGTTCAGCTTTTGCTTTTGGCAAATTACCAACATCAATCTTAAATATTCTTCTCTCAGGTGCTCTAGCAATTCTGTATATAACTGCCGAGTCTTCGATCATTCTCAATTGATTTGTAGGTTTAATTGCTTTATGTAAATACGATAAAACAATATTTTTATTCTGGTCTATTAAACCAGAAGGACAAAATGAAATTGTGTCCGGTGCAATTTTAATTCCTGTTCCAGATGTAGTACCTGAAACTCCTTTTTCATTAAATAAATAATATTCAACAAATTCATCAACAACTGTCAACATGTTAGGACCTGCACCCTCAGGTCTTTTTTTTCTAACTTCTCTTATTTTTTTGATCTTTCTAGGATCAATGTATTTTAATTCCGTAATACCGTTTTTTGGGTTATCTCTGTCTATAATCTTTTGAAAGTAAATTCTTCCGTCAACATACCATCTTCTAAAAAGGTCATGTCCCTTTGTGTTAAAGTTCATCAACCTTAAACACTCTTTAAACTCATCTTCAACTCTACGTCTAACTTCAGTACCATAAGGTAGATTGCTGATGTTTACACGTACAGCATCCTTTAACTCGTTAGACACTACTGCTTCGTTGATGATGTCCTCAATTGCCATATCACACTCGGGGTGTAAGGCAATTTCTCTATATCTTCTAATTAAATCCGCTTCACTTTTAGCAGTACCCTCCATATCAAGGTACTGACCAAAATAACCACCAGCGGCGACGGTTTGTGTACCGTCATCCGCTTGTGTTGTTGTAAAGCTTTGTTTTGGATCGATCTCTTTTTTAGATCGTGTAATAGAAAATCCAAATAATTCAGCCATAACTAATTTCTCCTATTAATACTTATCCAACTATTAAGTAGTTGTTCTTGTTTCAAAGTATTGATATTCAAATGTAACTTCAAATGTTTCTATCTCATCTGTTGTATCGTAACTTAACCCAATCGCACCTATATCCGTAGGGAATAATCCTCTAAGTGTATATGGTTTAATTGTGTTACCGTTTCTGTCTAAATGATCCACAAAAGCGTCAACTTGATAGTCTGCTGGATTTGTTAATCCCTCATTATCTGTCATGTTGTTGATACCGTTCTGCCATCTTTCGAAAGCATCCCTTAATCTAAAGTTTGTGTCATTATAACATGTTACGGACCAACTTGCAATAGTTCTATCGCCTGCGATTTTGATTGGTCTACCTCTGAAATTTACAGGTATTGTACCAATACTCATAGCAGGAATAGATGTTGCTTTTGCTAAGAAAGCCAGTTCTTCTATTTCTCCACCTAACTGTGCGTAACCAGGAAAAGGCATTGTAACCTTAAATTGGTTGGCTCTAGCGCCACCGCCAGCTAGTTTAGCTTTGAAATCATTAATGTTTGCCATTTTATTTCTCCTCTAATCCTTAACCAGCGACTTCTTCGAAAGCCACACCAGTTCTTGTTGCAACGAATTTTAATGTGATAAAGTTAATACTTCTAGCAGGTTTTACAAAAATCTCCGCTAAAAATTCATTTCTATCAATTACTTCGCCTGTGTTGTTAGTTTCATCACACACTACTAAAAAGTCTGTGATACCACGTCTACCTTGTACTTCTCTTAGGAAAGGTTCTACAATGTTTCTAAAGTTTGCTCTTGTAAATTCATCATTGAACTCAAAAAGTTGAAACTTAGAAGCAGTAGCAATTGCCTTTTCTAAAACGATAAACAATCTTCTTACATTTATTCTGTCAAATGCTGAAGGAGCTGAAAGACCTGTTTTGTCTCCAAATAGTACTGTACCTTGACCAGGCATAGTTACTACAGGATTTATTCTAGCAGGATACAATTCATCTCTTTGTGCTTTTGATGGATTGAACGCAAGTTTGACAGCACCTCTGACAATACCTCTGTTTAGTCCAGCAGGTGAGAACCAACTGTCTGCAATTAAATCAGTTCTTGCAGCTAAACCAGCGATATCACCATTTAATGGTACATATCTGTAAACGTCATTATATCTGTCGTACATATATTTGTAACCAGAATCAAATACAACATATGAACTTGATCTGATCGTGTTAAAGAAAGCTTTAACATTGGATGCCTGAGTTGTTGAGTTTGCAACATTCACAACATCTGATCTTTCTGGTGAAGCAAATACAACAGCGTCTTTTCTATCTTCAGCAACTGTGATTAGGTTATCAATGTGAGTAGCGTCGCCTTTACCTGCAATGATTAAACCAACGTCAACTGTTTCTGTATCTGAAAACTTCTCGTAAGCAGTTTTTAGTTGAGCAGTTGTAGCGGCTGTACCGTTTGCACCGGCAGACATACTTTCATTTGTTGGTGTATTAACAGCTGTAAATGTTATACCTGCAGCTGCAGTACCCCAGTTTGTACCACCTGAGTTGTGATCCATCCAATAAATGTAATTTGATTTATTGTAAATTACATCTGGATAATAGTTGTTATCGCCTTGTGGTGATTTTGCGTCTGAAGCTTTTGATAACTTAGAAAAAGTTTCAATTACTTCGCCAGGAGTACCTGAAATTCCACCATCTTCGTCAACGACTACAACGTGTATTTCATCATTTACTCCGCTTCTCTCTGAAGCCCATGTTGAAGTTCCTGGTGCACCATCGACTAAGTCGTAATACTTCCATCTTCTTCTTACTTGTGAACCGTTTGCAATAGCAGTATGTAAACCACCTGAACCGGTATCTTTTCTTACAAACGTAATGTTGTTTGAATCTACAACTGTAATTCTGTATTGATGACCACCAACTTCAGCAAAGTTAATGATGTCGCCAACGTTAAAACCTGTTCCACTTGTAAGTGTTAAAGTTGTATCGCCAACAGCAGTTGAAGCGTCATTTACAGTTGTCTTATTTACTTCTTCGTATGCAGTAGCACTTGGACAAGTTGAAACTAATAAATTGTTTCCCCATGCTCCGCCTGTTCTAGCTGCAAAATTACCAACAGCACCTTGACCTGCTGAGTAATTGTTTTGATAATCTTCGGTATTCTCAATTAAAATACCAGTTCCACCGGTACTTGCATTGACTAAACCTGTTTGGGTTGCTCGTACAACTCTTAGTGCGTTAGAGTATGATAGGAAGTTTGCAGCCGAAAAAAAAGTTTCAAAGTTACTTGAATCTGGTTTTCCGAATGTAGCGACCAACTCTTGTTCACTAGAGATTGATATTACCTCATCAACTGGACCTTGTCTGAACTCGCCAGCGAAAGCGCCTATTGATGTCGATACTGCAGGAATGATTCTTGTTAAATCTCTTTCCTGTACGAGAACGCCTGGTGATACTTGAAATGCCATAGGTTTTCTCCTCTATTTTTAAATTAGCTAATTATCTACCTCAAATATTCGTATTATTCATACGCCCATATTTAAAATTGTTTTCATTGATATTTATAATAACCTGGAACCCTAATGTCCTTTTCTTACGACAGGATGCCAAACTGTACCATATTCATCAATAATTTCCTTTTCTTCATCCGGTGTACCATCATCTACAAAACCAAAAGGAGCCATATCCTGTTCTATCAAATTTTGCTGTTCTTCATATAATAGACTTCTTATATTACTATTAGATAACTCTTTAAAGTACTGCTGGTTCGTCAACCAAGCAAATATGACTAAACACATCATAAGATCATCATTACACCCGTCCTCAGCGCTCCATGAGTTTCCACGCCTACTAAATGTTGACATTTCTTCTATGATCTGAAAGTCATTTATGATAGTTTTATCTGCTTCGACAAGTGTCTTAATACTAGCACACCCAATTTTCTTAATCTGTTTTGTCATACGAACACCTAATGATGTACCTCTACCACTAAACATTGCACCTAATATTTGACCAGCTCTTCCTCTTTGTGTTGTCATTAAGATATTATCATATTCTAATTCCATGTGTAACGTATCAGCGATTTGCTGTCCTAAATCATTGACTTCACAAAGTACATGTGCGTGATTATAACCTTTACAAACTTGTTCTATTATACTAGGAAAAACATGAGGTTTTATTTCATTATTTTTATATGTGCAAACTACTTCGTATGGTATTTTTGTACAATCAAATATTATAAATGCTGAATAATCTTTTTCTGTACCTCTAGCTACGTCAACTGTACAAACATATAATCTATCTTTCTGAGGTTTCTTAAACATCTTCAAACCATTTTTACTTTCAATGGCAGTTAGATATGGAGTAACTTTGATTTTTGCAGGAGAAATTAATGTATCGACTGAACCTAAAAACTCACATTCAAACTCTTGTTGAAACTGCTCAGCAGAGGTGTTTCTAATTGTCTTTTCTTTCCATTCTTCATCTCTACCAGGTACCTCTGACCAATGTACTTCAATAGGTACATAATCGTTTTGTTTATTAACAGCGTCTGTCCATAATTTGTAGTACATATTCATTCCATGTGGTGTAGATACAATAATCATTTTTGTATTTTTACCAGATGAGATTGTAGGATAAACTGAACTAAAAAACATTTCTGCTATGTTAGCAGGTACGAAAGCAAACTCATCTAAGAATATAATATTAAATGAACCACCTCGAATAGCACTTGATGATGTTGCAGCTGCCACAATGGTAGATTTATTTTCTAATTCTATATTACCTTTGTTCCAGTTTATGATACCTTGTTGTAACCATTTCGGTAAATTTTCATAAGCAAGTTGTAATCTACCTAAGATATCTCTAGCAGTAGAACTTTTGTTTGCAAGTATGGCAATATTAGAATTGGGATTAAATAATGCATAGTGTAATAGATAAGAAATAGTTGTAGTTGATTTACCTGATTGTCTTGGTAGTTTACATATAGTAAATCTGTTATCATGTATTGTTCTTACAATCTCTCTTTGAAAGTCATACATTTTAAAAGGTACTAAACCATCGTCAAGTGAAACTATTTGTACATAGTTTTCCATAAAATACAAAGGGTCTTTTTCACACTTTTGATATTCAACAATTTGTTCTTGTGTAAATTCAACAGGTGTGTTTACCTTTTTTAAATTTGGATTACCTAAGTATGCGTCTATGCTACTCACTACTTGTTCCTCTTCCGTAATTGTTCATATAAAAATCTACTAGTTTTGGTTCTATATAACCACACCAACCTGTTATTATATATTTTTCTTTTAATACTAAGGCGCCTTTGTGTGTATGCGTCCAAGCTGCAGGCCATATTAATGTTAATCCTTTTTCAGCAGGTGTTGTTAGTTTTTGATATGCAAACTCAGTACCACCAGCAGGCACATCATTTAAATAAGTCATA